CCATTGTTATTAAGATATAACAAAGCCCGTGAAGTTTGTGGACCACCAGCAATTAAAGATAGGTTTCCGTTACCTCGATATATGGACTGGTTTCCAACAGTGACGCCGTTAAGAGAAGAATCCGCCGAAGTTGTGACACTTCCCGTAATGTTAATGTTGCCTGTGCCAGTGATATTATTACTATTTAAATCTAAACCGCCGCCAAGTTGAGGAGAGCCATCATTTACAAGATCAGATGAAACTGTACCGAACGAGATGGTGCCGCTACCGTTGGTTTGCAGTACCTGATTGGCGGAGCCATCTGAGGTGGGGAGCGTGAATGCGGTTGCGAAGGCGGCAAGGTTTGCATCTGCGAACGATGCGTCCGCCCATGCCGAACCATCCCAAATGTTGAGGTTGTTGTTGGTGCTATTCCAGTATAATGCACCTGTAACAAGCGCATCCCCATCATTGTCAGTAGATGGCGCACTAGATTTTGCACCCAAATACCGATCATCAAAACTATCGTAGGACGCCGCCGCATTTGTAGCTGACGTCGCTGCAGATGTTGCCGACGATGCGGCTGCGGTGGCAGAGTTCGCAGCGTTCGTGGCAGAAGTTGCTGCACTGGTGGCTGATCCGAGAATGCCATCCACGTAAGACTTATTTGTGGCATGGTCATTGGCAGTTGGAGTGGCGAGGCCAGTGATATTGTTAGATCCCATCGCCAGATTGCCTGAGAGGGTTCCGCCAGTGAGGTTCAGCTTCGTTGCATCGGCTGTATCAACATAGGTTTTTGTTGCTGCATCTTGCGCTGCCGTAGGATCACCCAAGCCTGTAATCTTGCTTGTACCCATAGCGATGGCACCACTCATGGTGCCGCCTGATAGGTTCAGCTTTGTGGCATCCTGCGTATCAACATAGCCCTTGCGAGTTAAAGTGTCATTCGTTGCAGGAGTGGCTGTAGACGTTACTTTATTCGCACCCAGCGCAATATCGCCTGTCATAGTTCCGCCAGCCAAAGGCAGCTTAGTTGCAATTGAGTTGGTAATTGTCGTGCTGAAATTTGCGTCGTCGCCCAAGGCCGCTGCAAGCTCGTTCAGAGTGTCCAGTGCACCAGGAGCACTATCAATTACATTCGCAACACTTGTGTCCACGTAGCCCTTTGTAGCAGCGTCTGAGGTGGCGCTAGGAGTGCCTAAACCCGTGACGGTATTACCACCCATTGTGATGTCGCCAGACATCGTGCCGCCGCTTAAATTAAGCTTCAGAGCATCCGCCGTATCAACATAATTTTTAGTCGCTGCATCCTGTGCATTCACAGGATCTGTCACGTTTGCGATTGTTGTGCCAGTGACGTCCAAAGTGCCATTCACTGTCACATTGTTGAATGTCGAACTACCGCTTGAGGCTGATACGTTACCTGTAAGGTCGCCAGTTACATCCCCTGATACGTTACCTGTAACATTTCCTGTGAGATTACCTGTTACGTTACCTGTAAGCGTCCCAGTGAAGCCTGTGCTTGCGGTAATGGTCGTACCTGTTATGGCAGCGGCAGTAGAGCCACCAATTACTGTGCCGTCGATAGCACCTGCATTTATGTCCACTGTCGGGAGTGTTGCCAGCCCTGTGGTTGTTATTGTGGTAAATGTCCCTGCAGCAGCCGTAGAGTTCCCAATGATCGTGCCATCGATGTTGCCACCATTAATATCAACAGTTGCAAGGGTCGCTGTACCTGTTACGCCGAGGCTACTGGAAAGTGTTGCACTGCTTAAATTGGATGCGCCTGTGACGGAAAGTGTACCGCCTAGTGACGAGTTTCCTGCAGAAACCAAACCACCTTGCAAAAACAGGTCTTTAAACCGTATGAGGTTGGTTCCTAAATCAATAGTATTATGTCCTGCAGGCTCAATTTTATTGTTGGTAAAGATTGTAACAAGCTCACGCCAAACGGCGGCACCTGTAGCATTACCTACACAAATATATACTCGACCATTAGAAACATTTTCCCACAAAGATCCTGGGGCGTACCCTTGTGTATTATCATTTGCGGCTACAGGAGCGGTTGTTGCATCCATCTTATTGGCACCGCCTGTACCGCCGTTAGCGGCAGACAAAATTCCTGATACAGAAGTTGCAAGATTTATTTTAGGGGCATCGCCCGTTGCACCAGTATGGGTATGTCCTGTAGTACCATTAAATGCTGCGACAAGCTGATTGAATTCAGCATTTAGCGGCGGTGCTGTAATTTCTGCACCATTGATAATATCGGCTACGGACTGCCTAGTATAACCTGCCATTTCTTATCTTCTCCCTGCAGCAGAATATTCGATAACCAAACCCTGTACGGAGAATGGATCAAACTGTCCCACAGTCACAAATGTTGCTCTCACTGAGTACCCAGACCCTTGTACGTCCGTTGCCATAATGGGCTTTTCGGAACCGCCATAGATGATGTTTGCAGCGCCATATCTAATATTTCTGCCCCCATATGCAGTAGGCGCACCTGCGGAAGCTTGGGTGTATGTAGAAGGTCTTGCAGTATTATAGTCGCCCCAATCGTAACTTAGCGCTAGGTTGATTTCTACTGGGCCTTCTGCCCGAATAAATGTATTAATTTTGCGTATATATTTTCGTACACCAGCATCCCCAAAATCAAGGTATGGGGTAGAATATATGCTAATCATATCCTGACCAGCTAAGGATTTACCTTTTTCTTGCTGATATATCTTACCGTCATAATCTCCGTGTAGAATAATCTCTTCTGTCGCAATATATCCAGATGTTGTGCAGTTAGCTCGGATTCCTAAAAGAGTTCCAAACTCCCATTCAATAGAACCAGAGGAGTCGGATAATCCACCTATAATTCCAACGCTATCTGTAGCGGCTATGGTATCATCCCCGAAGAAAAACCTTACTTGAGATTTTGATCGTATAACAACTGAATTAACCGTGGACATGTCGAAGTTTTCAATAAGATCAACGACAGCCCCTTGGATAGATTTTGATATTGTTTCTAATTCAACGTCACCAATCCGACTTGTACCCGCAACAGGGCGAAACCCATCAGGGGCCAGAAACATCAAGTCACCACCAATTTCTACAACACTATCTCGTGCAAGACAGCCCACATTAGATGTCACATTTTCTGTAAGAAAATTCCCTGTGGCAACGTCAGAAGTAATTTTTTTAATAGCATTCGAGCCAAAAACAAAAAGCTGATCTCTAAAAGGTTTAATATTTACAACGCTTGTGCCTACCGTAAGCTGACCACCACCGCCGCCTACGGTATAGTCTAAAGGATCATTAGCGGCAGAATGACAAACAACAGCATCGGATGCCACTGCGCCAGATAAGAATATATGATTTTCAAAAACATCTACTACTGCGGGTTTTGCTAATATTTGATTACCACCAGGAGAACTTGTAGTACCAGAACCTGTGGGGCTTAACGTGTACCAATTTTGGCTATCGTATACGATGGCGTTATTTACACCGTCTACAAAGATAATTTTGTTACCATCACCAAAATCGAACTGTACATGTCGTACTTTAGAGACATCTAAAACGCCATCAGACATAGAGGGGGTAGGCGCACCAGAAATTAATTGCCAGCCATTTAGCGGTACATACTGATAAAACCCGTAAGTCGTAGTACCTGTTATTTTTCGTGCAGCTATTATGCGAGTGGTATTTAAATAGTCGTTCCTAAATATTGCCACACACAATACTGGACCTGTTGCAGGGTTGGTAGTATTCGTTACTTCGGCATAGTCTTCTTTATACGCTTGGTAGCCGTTTATTCTTCTATAGCCGCCAAACAACGATGGTTCAAAATTAACCAACCGAGTAGCGACTCCTGGGTCATTATCAGATAAACTGAGATGGTTTTCGTTGGAATTAAGTCCACCAGCCGATATAATTTTAAGGCTCTCTATCCTATCAGGCATCAGAACCTCACTCTGGTATCACGCACGTAATCAAAATTATTAATATATAAAGTTTGAAGATCTTTAAGACCTCTTTCAAACGCCATGAAAGCAGCCTGCGCACTTTCTAAATTATCCTTAAACATGTACATATGATAGAGAGCACCGTCTACGAGGACGGTATCAAATGAGGTAGGAATACGAGTTACATCAGTAGCGTTGGTTATGTCGGAATAATTCAGGTAATATCTAAAAGTGAGGGCATAAGTCTTGTCTGGGGAAGGGGTTATACCGTATCCGTTACCATGCGTAACAAAAACAAATTCAGGGACACCTCTACCAGTGACACCTGCATTGTAATCATCATCACGGTACTTTGAGTACCATTCATCTCTGTCTATAGGTTTTAAGGTTTTGTAATTCACATTCAGAGAGCTATCAGCTACTATCTGAAAGGTATTCATGTCTGCTACTTTATAGAAATCAGGCCATGTATATTCTGTCTGTCCTACTACCAGAGTAACGTTGTGTTGTGCTGAATTAAAAGGCCATTCAAATTCAGATTGATTAACACGAGCTATAGCTGCCTTAATAGCGTCCTTAACAAGAGCCTGAACCCCACGCACATTGGCAAAGTCATCTTCCGCTATCTCAACCTCATTAAGACGGCGAAGTGTTTGATTACATAAATTAAGATACGTGGACGGCATCAGACTACCCTACGATAAATAGTAGGGGCCAGCGTTAGGCCAGCCCCTTTAAGCCATTAGGCTAAGTTGTAGTTCGCTGTGAATAGCGCTTCTGGGCGAAGGATCTTGCGCCCATAAAGTTGCATCCCACGAACGATATCCGCAAATGTGTCTGGTGAACGGAAAGACTCAGTTTTTGCAATCTGCTCTGCAGTTGCTACCGCTGAGTCATGACCTGCAACCACTACACCGTAGTTTGCTTCAGAACCTGCAGATGCTGTTGTTCCTGGGCCTGTGCCTTCGTATGGAAGGTTGTTAGACTTATAAACACGGAAGCCACGGATGGTTCCAGGCATACGTCCGTTGCGAAGTTCATCCCCGCCACCGAAGTCGGCGTTGATTAATTTAGATGAACTGTCCATCAACACTTCTGCAAAGACAGGATCAATTACAATCCAGCGTCCATCAGTATCAACGTTTGCTTGGTCCATTTGACGTGCAATACGGTTCAAGACTGCTAATGGTGAAGTGATAGCACCTGCACCGCCGTCTGCTGCTAGTGGAATAGAGGTTACCTCTGCTTCTCCGCCGATATCGCTACCACCGAAGTCAGTGATGTCCAACTTATTCCCAGAAAGTAATTCGTCATTACCTGCAGTGCTGTCGGCTTTAGTTGATCCTGTATCCAATGCTGTACGACGTACCCATGCAGAACCATTCCAGTTCCATCCAGACATGTAGCCTAGAACTTCACGGTCAAACTCATCACGTAGTTTATAACCTGCACGATCTGTCGCCAGATCCATGAAGTTAATGTGAGAGTGTGCCTCTTCGATGTCGACGATGGCAAACAGGAAATAGATTGCTTGATTGACGACCATTGTGAAGTCAGCGTCTGTCAAATCTTGTGTTGCTAGTGTTGTACCACGAGCATAAGAATTGATTGTGATATCTGGTTCTTTGATGATCTTAACAGAGTCACCGAAGTTTGCGATCTCACCTGAGTAGTCAGTGTTTGTGACATCTTCTACAACAGAACTTTTACGAAACGCCAACTGCGTTTTCTTGGAGTAGATTACTGGAGAGAAGTTGCCTGAGTTCAGGTTTGTATAACCTGATGCTTGTGCGAATGCCATGATAGTTTCTCCTTTGAAATGGCATAGTTCCGAAAAGGAACAGTCAGATCAGAAGGGACTACAAAGTGGCAGTATTAATGCTTGGGTGGTGCATACGCAGGCCAAGCCATACTGGTGGACTATTCGTCTTAAATCTTCTGTTTTTGGGGAATAGCGGTTTGGGTAGCTTCCTAGCGGAAGGGCCAACTGCTATGATTGAAATGACCTATATGGATAGGATTCCATCATAGGATCATTATAGCATGGTGGCAGATATAAAGCAATACTTATTGCCTATATACCTGCCCCTAGGCGGGACAGCCCTAGCATATAGTTATTTTTAATTTAGTCAATAACTAAATGGCGTTTTATAACACTTAACGTGCGGCACCCGTCATATCATATACAAATTTACCTGTACGCATTGCTTCAAGAATATCTTTTTCGTTCTTTTCATATTCTGCGTCAGACATTTTGTTTATTTCGCTTTCACGCCATTTTCTGTTGCCTGCTGTTGCAGGAGCGTTGTAAGAAGTGCGGCCTACCGACTGTGCTGCAGATTTTTGAGTATTAGGCTTTTGTCTTTTGTCGGCTTTATATAAGTCGATTGCACGGGCGGCTGCTTTTGCATCGGAATTATTCTTATAAAGAGCATCCTGTATATACGTAGGCTGCAAAGCAACCCAATCATGGAAGTCTTTAGAAGCACGTATTTTGTTGAAATCAGGATGTAAGCGCATTAGCTGCACTTCCGCTTCTTTGCGGGTAATCTTGCTTTCAAGCTGTCTTAGCCCTTGCATACGACGCTCGCCCTCTTCTAGTGCCTCACTTGCACGTTTACGGGCGATAGTATCAACGATCTTAGCCACATCAGGGTATTTCTGTGACCACTTATCTACTTCTTCATCAGTTTTAGGGAATTTGATTTGACCTTTTGCAGCATCCTCTAGCTGTGCTTTTAGTTCTTCAAGCTGTCGGTCTTTTTCTGCAAGCTGACTTTGAGTATGGCGTCGTAAATCTCCATACCTTTTTTGGTAAGTTGCTTCTGCAGGACTTTCAGGCACAGGTTCTTTCTGTGGCTGTTGTTTAGCCATTTCTTGGCTATAGGTTAATTCGTCTTCTAGGCTTTCTGCTCGTTTATACTTAGCCATTTTTTTCTCCTAGGGGGCTTCACAAAAGTGAAGGTGGCCCTTTAAGCAACGATGAACGCATACTTCTGCTTCTTCATCATTCCTGGTAGTTCAGACTCTTCGGGATATTCCTCTCCTGTCCCTTCTTCGTCCAATTCATCCTCAACCTCTACGGCTGGGTACTCTACTTCAACGTCCTCGGAAGGTACGTTTTCATCCTCACTAGCTTCTTCGGTTTCCTCTTCAATCTCTTCATCGACGTATTGAATGAGGCCATCCATAGCCATGCCCATAAGCCCCATTTTGGCTTCATTCTGCATGTCCATAATATGTTTAAGTCCGTGCCACTTAACCACGTCAGCGGGTAGTACATACTCGCCTTCGCTGATCATAATATCGATATCGTCACGCACATTTTCTGCAGTAGACCCTATCGGAATTTCGTTGCCTGAAACCTCATCGTACATAGGCTCCATCATTCCACCGCAGTCCATTCCATACTTTTCGTCTTGTTCAGGGTCGTCAGCTTTGGCTTTTTGTATGGCCTCACCACGAGTTTCTTCATACTTTGACAATTCTCCATCGCCGTCTAAATCAGCCTTTTTCTTGTCCAATTGAAACTTTTTCTTAGCCATTTCTTTGCCTTCCTGAGTAGTGATACCCTTACGGGCTTCTGCTAGTCCGCCGAGGGCAAAACCTGCATTTTTCATTTTCTCATAGATATCGGGATAGTAATCTTTAAGTTCTTTCTGTGCGGCCTGTGTTAGCTCATTCAAAGAAAGACCTTTTTGCTCTATAAGGTCGGGAAGAAGAGGGAGATCAAAGATACCTGTTTCTTCTTGTATCTTACGTACTTCTGAAGGATCTAATTTTTTGTTGACCTTCATAGAGCCGCCTATCAACCAATTTCCTTGCATATTTGAATTGGTTTTGTATCTGTAAAACCCACCTTCAGGAATTTGATCGGTTATGTGGGCGGTTTTTACATCAGGACTGCCATCTTTTTTTATTCTTGCTCGTTCATTAGCTATGCTCTGCCAATCAACATCATCAGGCATTTCCACTTCGGCCCAAACTTGATTGGCAGGTCGGTAGTCGGGTTTTTTCATATCAGGTGTGGATTTTCCGCCGATGTGCGTTGCTGCAATATAATCACCTGCGTGCCAACCAGGACGAAAAGCCAATGCTCCAATTTTAGACTTGACCTTTCCTCCGTCATTTAACGGACCAATTTCAGCACCTATCCATTTACCTGTCTCCACACCTTTGTCGGCATTTACAAATAGTGGAAACAGTTCTTCTGGTTTATCGGGATTGGTACGAAAAAGCTTATAGGCTGTTACAGAAGTTTTTGGTGCTGTTTCTTTTACAGGCTCAATAAGTGTTTCTTCTATCACTGTATCGACTGCTTCAGTAGTTGCAGACGTTTCAAAAATATTTCCTAAATTAGATCCCGCCATAGAAGGGTCGTAATTTTTGGTTAGCATATTGGATAATTTTTTAATGCCTTTTCCAGCGCCCTTAGCAAGAACACCTGTCAACGGAATGGCTTCTGCAAGAGTTAGGGCGCTTTCTGCCCCTGCTATTCCCATCCCCAGCATATCATCATTTTCTGATGCACGATTAAAATTTCTTTTAGCCTCTTGTATACCCATAGGGATGCCCAAAGGAGTAAAATCAAAAAGGCCCATACCAGTGCTGCCATCGGTAGGGTATTCTTCACCTGCAAGCCCCTTGGCTACTTTTCTTGATACGCCATCAGAAAGGCCAAATCCCATTAATGTATTACGAATGTTATTACGGGCATTGTCTCTAAAAGACGGGCGATAAACGTCTAACGTAGGAGTATTTTCATTATATGTGGAATCTGTATCCGCATAGTAAGGCATAGCAGCATCACGGTGCCAATAGTTATCGTCTAAAATAGCTTCATTAAATTGATTATCTGACCGCCACTTTGCGTATCTGTCCGCTTCTTCTATATCCATATGAACAGGAAGTTTTTCTCCTGTTACAACATCGTATGGCCCATATGTTTGAACATAGTCGTATAAATCGTCTTCCGACATTTCTACGCCATTATCTATCACACTTGGAATAACGACGTAGCCATCACCATACGGTACTGTAATTGTTTTTTCAGAGTATTCTTCTCCTGTTTCTTCATTAAGATAAACAGGCTTTCCTCTGACTGTTCTTTTATCAGTTAGAGTTGCCACTACTCGGCTCCCTTTAATACTTCATCCCGAAGTGTTCTGAAACGTTTGAGTTCAGAAATCGCACCTTGAATTTCTAAAATTCGGTGATGATCTTTTTGACCTTCAAGATTATCTCTGTGCTGATTGATACGTGCAGTGACGTAATCATTTAGTCTGTCCATCTGATCTTTATCGTTGACCAGAGGAAGAAGCTGTCGATACTGCTTTTGATCCATACGTTAGCCTTGCTGTGGACCTTGTTGAGGAGCCTGCTGCTGTTGTGGCTGGTTTCCCCCATTGTCACCACCACCGCCGCCTGTGAAGCCTGCTGCATTAGGCTCTGGTGCATTTCCTGGTGCTATATTGCCGCCCCCTGTTCCTGTTGGGTCGTTAGGACTAGGTACACCACCCTGTGGCGGCTGTTGTTGGCCTTGTGGCGGCTGCGGTAGCAATGCTTGAATTTCCGCCATCATTTTTGCCTGAATAGCGGCCTCACGCTGATCGTTCAGGATCTTGTCTTCGTCGAGATCCATAGACGCTGCTAGTTCACGCAGAATATAGTCATATTTTACGAAGGGCTGCATTGCAGGGTTCTGTGCCATCTGCATAAACTGCAATAGACGCTGAGAGCGGATCTCATTGCGCATCAAGCTTTCTGTGCCACGGGCTTTTACCTCTAGGTCACCCTTCGCCATATCCTTGTCAAAGTTAAATTGCATATTAAAGCTGAACAATGATTTGCCGAGAGGGGCCAAAAGATAATCGTCTATATTTCGCACCACAGCCTTAATATTCTGTGCGGCTGCACCCATAAGCATGGACATACCTGCGGCGGTACGACCAACTCCTGTAATACCGCCTTGTCCGTGGCTATAGGACGGAATACCTGTAGCTTCGTCTGCAAGCTGTCGGCTTTTGTCGAACATCATCAAAAGCTCTTGTGAGACGTTAGGGAACTTAGTCCCGAAGATAGCTTGTCCTGGTGCGCCAGCCTGACGACGGAACACTTTGCCTGGATAGATCTCCATGTCCTGTCCTGGGACTAGGTTAGTCTCATCTACTTCGATCAACAGGTTACCTGATAAGGCACCATTATCTACAGCCATACGCATGAAGCCATTCATTAATAGCTGCGTGTCTTCCATGTTTTCTGCAACTCCAATCCCAAAAAAGCTGTAGGGATTAAGTTCATATGGCACAGAGTGATATGGGATACGCATTGGCGTAAAAGGATTCAGAACAAGTCGAAGAATCTGACCGTTACATACCCATGCATTAACCTGTATTTGATCACGGTCTTGATAGTCCTTGGGAATTTCAATATCCGCTTCTTCTGCCAGTTCGCTATCAAGAATACCCCAGTATTCCATCACCTCGAAACGCTCTACTGCGTCTGTATTGGCATTATCTTCTAGAGTATCTTCCCAATATTCCCTTACATAACTTGAGCCATATTCAATAGCTGCTTCAATGCTTTCCTCACGGAAATGTGGGCGTTTCTTCAATGCTCTCATTTGAGAGCGGTTTAAACGATGGCGTTGTACAGTATATTCCGCCTCGGACATGTTACGGGCGTCAGGATCAGGGTAGAAATCCCATATAGAAACATATTCTACTTTAGGGATCGTTTCATATAGAGGGTCATAGTTCCCTTCTTCGTCCCAACGTGGGTATTCCTTGTCATGAGCAAATGGCCCTTTAATAACACCTGTACCAAACAGACAGGTTTCAAATGCAAGGCTCCGTAAGTGCTTAGAGGCGTTACTTTCCTCTAGCTGGTCGTGCATTTTCTTTTCCATAAGCTGTGCAGCACGTCTAGCAGGCTCATAGGTGATAGAACCTGCGGCTGTACCCGCATTTGCTTGCATTTTGCCCTCTAAAGGGGCTAATTTTTCCTTATATACGCCTAAATCCTTGGCAATATCAGGGCGAACAATAGAGGTCTTAGGTTTGTAATCTACGCCTACTTTATCTTTAATTTTGTCTTCTGTTAGCTCATTTGGGTCAAAAGATACTGCATCTAGGACATTATTAGGGTTCATTCGTGGTTCAATGCCCACAGGAAACTTCGATCCTGCAAATAATACGTCTACTACCTGCGCATATGCCGCCAAAACCTTTGTTTTAGTAACCTTAATAAAGGCTTTTGACTTCTCTGTAGAGGTAAATTGCACATCAGGGCCGTATAAGCCCCTATAATTACGATAGGAGTCTAGCCAGCGTGTCTCATCAGTCATTCTTCGGTCTTTAGAACGCTGAAATTGCGTTTCTATGAACGATACAACGCCCGAATACTCGACATT